ACTATCGTATTACCGCATTTGCAGTAAACAAGCTCTAATGTCAGGTTCCTAGTATATCCCGCTTGAATGAACAAACCCATTAAATCATCCATTCTAATGATGCAACAATAATCTTCCGGTGATTCTCCTTGGCCGTTTAATCTAAGCACTGCAAAACCCAACTTGCCTGATTCCCGGCTCTTCAGTTGATCTAATACTTGTTTGGGTTGAAACCCGGTTCTTGCCTTCACTTCTACGTCAAATGGCACATTTAGCACATCTGAACCTTGGCGACCTGCGCCAGCAGAATCCGCGAACGGAAACCACTGACGCATATAGTCTGCAACTATTTTCTGCGTGCGCATACCTCTATGCTTGCGATGCTGACTAGCCATTGACCGCATGGCATTTATCGCATTGCCACTGAATTGGCGATATACTATGAATTCGCACTGAATCATCAAAGTGCGGCATTTCGTTACACATCTGACAGATCAGAACTGGCACTTCTCCTAGCAAAGTTTTAGTGCCATCTGGTCTTGTTATTTCAACATAACCCATTTATTCCTCCTTTCGGTTTTACACCCCATTTTTTGCAAGTGAAACATTTTCCGCAACCACACATTATTCGACTCCTTCCGGTAATCTCCACTTGCCCGTTGTTTTGCTCATTACATACCAAATCGCAGGACATCTGTCGCCTTTTGATGCACCGCGAACTTCACACATTGCGCCCTGCCAAGCTTTACCTGATGCACTAACGCCGGACTTGATTGTCCGTGGTCCATGAGAACATGTAGGTATTGGCTCAGCTTCGCCGAATGTCTGTTGCACTAATTGCGCAGCTTCTTCAAGTGATACCGGCTCTGGCGTTGGTTCTTTACCTACGAATTCATCCCAAGTGTTATTTATAGCTAGTGGCGCATTTGCGATTCTTTCAGAAGCCAAGTCATTTTCTATTCGAGCGACTTTTTCCATATCTTGTTTAGTGCTGCGCTTTTCGCTTCCCAAGAGGAGTCCAGCGGATCTTCCATAAGATGAGGTAACGCAGTTCTCGACCCAGAAATCTTTATTAACACCGCGATCAGAACGGAACTCATATGCAGCGTCGCTGACAGCAGCATTAACATCATTCGCATCACGATAAATTTCGGTGATAACGTAGCAATAGCCTTTTTCATGATCTACCTTCATTTCTCTTATATTGAATCTACACATCGGAAAATTGTCATGCACCCTACGAATTCTCGCAGCCACATCTTCATAATCGTTCAAGTTAAATGCCACTTAATGCTCCTTGGGTTATTCCGTATTGCTCTTGTGCAAATTGGATTTGTTGTTTTAGGTCAAAGTAAGTTCCATCTGCCCATTTACTAAAATCTACTGCGCATTCCTGACAGTAATGGCGTGGAATTTTTGATGATCGTGGTAACTCTGAGATGATAGTCCATGCAGCTTGTGTTTGGCCTTTTTCGTGTTTAGGCCCCCAAGCTAATTTGCAATAGTCGCACCAAATTCCTTTTTTGGCATTAACCAGCATCAAGATCATCCCAGTCCATTGTGGCAATTTCGGCTCCGATGGAACAATAATTGATAATGTCGAAATAACTATCTTTGTGTTCCGCTTGCTCCGAGATACGACTGACTTTGACAAGAAGCATACAGATTGCGACTTCGTGAGGGTCGATTGGATAACCGAGATACTCTGACCAGAACTTTGAGATTCGAAGCATAGAAACATTTGGTGATCCATATTCAATATCTCTAGCTTTAGCGATGGCCTCTGCGCTTCTAAGGATTTCATCGCGCTTCATTCACTGACCTTGGTTGGAAATCTAAGCCACTTACGGCCTTCCAGATAACCTTCGCGTTTCCCGGCCTTGAAGCCATTCCAGTATGCAACAAACACAATAAGTGGGGTCAGAAGAAACAGCCCCAACAGCTCTTGATATGTTATTTCCATGATTACTCCCGTATCTATCCACAAGGGTTTGTGAATAAGATAAGGGTGGCACCTATAACAGGCTAAATCAACCTCATGCAAGCATATTTTGATAACAATTTGATAACGAAATCTTCATCCATATTAAGCCATTCGGCTCCGCAAAAACCCTTATCCATACCTTTTGCCTTCAAAGACGAATGAGCCATCTTTTTCAATATGCACGATCGTGTTGGTTACGGTCTTTTTATCGACATAGAACACGGCAAATGCTTGCTGCCAGTTGGCCACGCCCTTGGTATAGCCCGCTTTAGAAAACTGCATTAAGTTGCCGACCTCAACGCCTCGTAGAACACGCCCTAAAACGCCCCCAGATGCCTCTGTAAAGGCCGATTGACCTGCTCTGTGGGTGTGCCCACACACCACGCTCTTCCCATGCCTTCTAGCGGCTTCTAAAGCCGTTAAACCGGGTGTAGGCTTTACGCTGCCCTCATCGCCGTGAATGGCTATCCAGTCAGGCGCAAACTCCAAAGGCTTGCGATGGAATTTAACACCTAGTTCATCAAGCTTCATAAACTTTTCAAACTTCAATTCCGGTAATGCTAAGAATGCTGGAATTTTCTTCATAATCACGTTGTATAGGCGGTCAGTGTGATTTGACCGGATCATGTCTGTTACCTGAAGATCCCACAATATCTCGACAGTCGCATCACGATCAGCTCCCAATGATTGCTCGAACCATCCTGGAGTTCCTTCAGTCCATCGGCTGATTTGGGGTAGGTCGATTTCATCGCCGATAGTAATGACTTGGTCTGGTTTGAATCGCTTAATAAACGATGCAACGTTTCTAACTGCTCTTTCGTCATGATAGGGAACTTGCAAGTCCGATATTACGACTATTTTTTTCAAGATTAATCCTCATCATCTTCATATGGTGTGAAGTCTGGGTTATTGGGATCGAAGTCAATTGGCTTAGGTAAAATCCAGTCTGGGTAACTGGCTTTGTCCATAATCATGGCCATGCAAATGTCAACACTGAAACCTGCTTTACGCAGCGCCTTGTAGTATTCATTCAAAGAAATACAATAGTTTTCAAGAGGCGTGTAATAGTCCTCTTTGACTTTTGCTCTTCTAGCCATAGTTAAATTATCGCTCTAGGAGTATGTTGTAAATCTCATCGACACGCGAATTGAGTCGCTTAATTTCACCCAGCAAATGAGTAATGACGTAACCGGATAGTCCACCGATTACTGAAACTGTCGCTATGTATAGCGTGAAGAAATCTTGCTGGTTCATTTCTTAGGAGTTGCGTATCCAAACACGCCCGCTAGAACCGCCCAAAGAATTGCGCGATAGTCAACGTCAAAGTTAGAAGCTGCCCAAGCTGATAGGAATGCTCCGGCAGTTAAGAAAATAGGGTTTTTGATATTCATTACTCTCCTAGGATTGGTAGTTTGAACTTGCGTTTGTCTTGATCTCCCAATGCAGTGAAGCTGATATGAATATGAGAAGTGTGTGCATAGCCCCGGTAAGGCCGCCATTTCCAAAATAAAATTGGGCTCGCTATCTTCTTGTTGTAAATTACGTAAGCCAGTCGTTTGTCGGTTTTGCCCAAGATTCTAAGTTGATTTGCCAAATAGTATGCGTTATTGGCTGCCCCACCCAAGTCACTATCAATATCGAGGGCACGAACCGCCCCCGTAGAAATGCAAGGGTTATGATCCGACTTAGTTGCTGAATGGCGAGCGTCTCCGATCCATCCATCCGAACGTTTATCTCTATCTGGGAAGGCAAGGTTTATTTGTCTTCTAAGAGTTTCGGCAGACTTACTCAGGAACGGTTTCAAGAATCACCTCTGGAACTATCCATCGACAAGTTTCTTCATCGAAACCAATAGCATTCTCTGGCTCTGGCGCAATAAAAACATCTCTGGTTTTGTCGTAGGTATAACCTATGCCAGCAAAGTTTTTACGAATTTTTCCGTTATAACTTGTTTTAATCCAAGTGCCACCAAGATTATCTAGTAACCATTGATAGCCTTCATCGCCAGCAGGATCATTATTATCAGTAACAAGAACGCGAAGAACTTGGTTTTTCTTATTTATCTCTGCCCAGTGTGCCATTATGCAGTCCTCGTAAATGTTCCACTAGAAGTAAATGCGTGATAAGTGTAGATACCTGAAGTGGTAACTGTGCCGCCTGTTGCGGTGATTGCACCTGTTACATATCGAGCAATAACAACTCCTGAACCACCTGTTGCTGAAGTAGCATTTGAGTTTCCGCCGCCAGCACCGCCGCCTGTATTTGCCGAACCATTAACAGCAGAACTTGCAGCATTGTTTGGTGCGCCAGCACCGCCACCGCCTAAACCACCAGCACCAGGACTGCCAGGGCCAGGGTTAATAAAGTTCGAACCACCGCCACCACCTGCATAATAATAAGTTCCAGATACATTTTCGCCTGTTGAAGTTGCAGCACCAAAAGCAGAATAAGTAGAAAGTCCAACACCACCTGCGCCTGGTTGTGAATTGCTTGTTGGAACGCCACCTGTTGCACCTGCACCACCACCACCGCCGCTAGGGAATGGAGTTGAAATAAAAGCAGCGTTGCCACCGCCAGCATTACCTTGGCCGCTTACGCCATTACCGCCAGTTGTGGTTGCGGTGCTACTAGCTGCGCCGCCTGAACCTGATCCGCCACTTGCGCCGTTTTGGGTTACATCTGTGCCTCTTGCGCCGCCTTGAATAAGAGTTAATGCACCGAATTGAGAATCCGATCCGGCCGTAGCGATAGCTCCGCCACCCCCGACCGTAACTGTGTAACTAGCAATAGCTAAAGTTTGTCCACCAAAAAATGTTAATCCACCGGCTCCTGCGCCACCGCCGTTAGAACCACCGCCACCACCTGCAACAACTAGAACGTCAACCAAGGTTGATAAAGCAGTTTGTTTTGAAGATGCAACAATTCCTAAGATTGGGCTCATTACGATAGATCGCCCAAGATTGTAAACGTGTTGCTTCCTGTGCAAACAATTGTGCAAGCTGAATAACGGGCTCTTAGAATTGGAGCGTTTGCAGTAGCACCTGTTGAAGTGATTGTTACTCCTGCGCCCTGGGCAAATGAAGTTAGTCCAACTCCAATTGATTGCACGTTAATTTGATTTCCTGTTGTAAATACTGAAGGTGGAATTGTTACTGTAACGGCTGAAGCATTTGAAGTTGTTACCAACTTGCCTAGGTCGGCTGCTACTAAAGTATAAGTAGTTCCAGTCTGGGCATTGAATGCAAGGGTCGTATCATCTTGTTCTGTCCAGGTAAAATCAAGGTCAGTGCCAGAAGCCTTAGCCAATACTTGGCCAGTAGTTCCGCCTTTTAGATCAACAAAAGAAGTGTCAACCCCGCCTAGGGCAGTGCGAATAGCCGCTGCGCCATCTTTGACCAGGTCAGTATCATCTGGGGTTTCCCAGCCGAAGTTCGTTGTAGTTGCCATTAGTTCTCCTTAAGCCACAATTGTAGCATTTAGCCAGTCTAGGGTTGGGTTAATTGTGTTCCATGTTTCGACCGCAGGAACCGAATTCCAACGGAATGCTCTTAGGCTGTAAGCCAGTGGTGAAATAGTTAAAGTAATTTCTAGGGTGTTGTATCCGGCTCTAAATGTCCAGCCTTCAACAAAGCCTTGAAATTCGCCATTTGAAACATTTGGGGGTAAGTCAACTATGTTCAACGGCAAGCCCATAAACACTTTAATCAAAGCATCGCGATCTGTATCTGACAATTCTGGACTAACAAGTTGGTAGGTAATGGAATCAAAGACTGCTTGTGGATATGCTCGCAATAATAAATAAAAATCTGCCTGATCTCTAGCATCATTAACATCATGCAAAACTGTTTCTATGATTTGACCAAGTCCACCATAAAGTGCAACAGATTCTGAATCTGAATCACTTATGGAATTCCCGGAATGGCTGCCATATTTAATCGTTATCTGGTTGCGAATATCGCCAGAACGGGTAACTGTCCTGAAACCTGCCCCTAAAGCATCATTTGCTGATAAATCAACGTATCCATTGGCTGCAAAGTATTCTGTGCGATGGGTTGAGTCTGCGTAAGAAATTTGGCCTTGAGGATTTTCATACAAATATCCAAAGCCACTTAAAGCAATTTCACTAGCTAGACTATAAACATCAATTTCATCATGGTTATGCGATGCAAGGTCGTAATTGCCAGGTCGGTCAATTTCACCAAGTCCAGTATTTAAAGCGTTTGCCCAAGTAGTTGTCGGGTTAAAAGTTGACCATTGAGTAGCAGCAGGAACTTGATTCCAACGAGCAAAAAGATATGAGCTAAGAACTTTATACATCTGGTCACCGTCAAAATCCCGAGACACATTTCCATCCCATGTTAATTTAGGTAAACGGCTTAAAGCGCCTAGGGCGGTAATTTCGATGCGCTGGTTGTAATCTGTTGATCCAAGAGAGTTTATCGTTACGGCTAAATCTGTAATTGTGCCGCCAAATATGGGCACAAACGTATTGGTTGAATCTTTGACTTCGACAGTTACTGAATCATTTATTTGCATTGGAATAACAGCCTGGTCAAAATTAAGAATTGCAAGTTGGCAATATCCAGCTACTGGTTGCGAATAAATATCGGTTCGCCCAGAGCTGATAGTCAGGTTAGATAAAGTTAGATTTGTGTAAGTAACGCCATCAACAATAACTCGCCATACTGGATTCCATTGAGTCATTAAGCAAATGCCCCTGCGCCTAGTGATCCACGAGCTTGTGAGCGGTTCAAAATATCGACAATTGTCCGAGCAGTTCCTTCAGTATCCAGAGCGCCGTTTACTGTAATGTTGATTGTATTGCCGCCACCCATTTTGTTATTAGGAATGATTGTTCCGCTGGTTTGAGAAGTAAAGAGTTCTGGCCCGTTCTCGCCTACTAGATAAGTGGTTCCAGCCGATACCGGCCCACCGGCAGCACGACCACCACCAAAGACGCCACCGATAGCAGACGTAACTGGGTTATTGCGAACAAAACTTACAAATGAAACTATTGATCTGTAAGCCCGGTCTATTATGTTTACTAGATTTGAGAAGAAACCGATAACGCCGCTAATAGCCACGCCTAAAACTTTGAACGCAGCTCCTAAAACTTCACCTATGAACGGTGCGAAATAGGTTTTAGCAAACTCATAAATTGCTTTGATAAATACAAGAAACTTGTTCAAATCTGTTGAATTGTTATTTACGGCCTCTGACACACTGGCAAACGCTTCTCTAATTCCTTCTACAATTGGAGTAAAAAAACCTTTGACAAATTCAAAGATTGCGGTAAGAATTGGCAAGACATTGTTTCTAAGATTGCCAGCAAATTCTGAAATTGTGGGAATAGCTTTATTTACAAATAATGTGACCATAGGAGTTATGGCATCAAGAATAAATGCTCCAACTGTTTCTTTACCTTCATTGAATGCAACTTTTAGTCTATTCATTTTTCCGTTAAAGGTCTCAGCTTGAATAGAAGCTTGGTTTTGGAAGGTTGCAGCTAGTGCAGCAGTAGCACCATCAAAATCTTTAGATTTAATAATGTTTTCATCGATGCTAACACCTAGCCGCTTGAGTGCGCCAAAGTTTCCATCATGAGCTTTAGCCAGACTTTCAGACACTTGTGTAAGCGACTTACCAGTTCCGGCCGCTATATCTAGGGCTAGACTTTGTAGTTTTTGGGCCTCTGCAACGTTTTCAGTTGACCGGACTAGACGATCTAGTGAAGGTCTAAGTTCATCATCTGTAACGCCAGTGGCCAGGGAAGTCTGCAAGATGTAATCTTCAGTTGCCGCTATTGTGGCATCAGTAGCGCCTGTAACGTTCTTAAGCGATGCGGCTAAACGTAATTGTGCAGCCTCATCTTCGATGGCCGCTTTGACCCCATCTACGGCTAATTTGCCAGCATAAGCAACTGCGGCAGCGCCAGCGGCTAGGAATGCAGCGCCAGCAATTTTGCCAAACTTTGTAAGCTTGTCTCCGAAGCTTTGAACGTCATTCGTTCCTTTAGTAAGGCTTGCACTAAGGTCTTTGACTTCACCAAGTATCGCTAGCTTAAGCGTTCTGGAATCGGTTGCCATTATGCAAACTCCTTAATAATCTTTAAGAATGCTTCTTGCCATTCTTTAATAATGTAAGGCTGGGCAGCCTTAAGTGTTGGAAATATAAAATAACCAGCGTTTCCACGCCCAAGCGTTGGGGTTCTTCTTGGGAATTGCTTGAATCGATTAGATCCAAATTCCATGCCGCCCCATAGGCTTTTGGTAGTTCCACCGCCAGAAAATCTTTGACTTGCAAACCCAAGGCTAATTTCGCCTACCTTGGAAGTCTTAGAAACTTTACCGTTATCCGCAATTCGTGTTGCGACCTTTGTGGCTACTGTTCGAGTTCCGGCAGCTTCTTTAATCTTGCCAAGCGCGTAATCTGCTAGAGCGCCTGAAACTTTTTTGGCTTCATCTATAGCAGTTTCATCCATAGCTTTGAAGGCTTTGATTACTTCTCGGATCTCTTTCCGATTGTAAGCTTCAACCTCGGCCTGGTTCATTACGCTCCTTTAATATCTCTATCGCGGTAAGAATGTCCTCGGCAGTTTCCCATTCCCGCATCGGGATATGAGTCGCTATCGCTAACTCGACTAAAAGTCGATTTATGCTTCCGCGCTTATGGCTTTTGGGTCATCATCGCCAACTTCAAGATTCGTAATGCCTTCCATCCAGACATCTAATGTCTTAGTTGGTTTTCCGGCAGCTTCTCGCTTATAGGCTGAATGAGCAACAAATAAAATGTCCCACATTCCAGAAAACTCCTGGATAGATTTCTTTGTTGCCATTTCCCATCTTGCGAAGTCCGGTGGATAGGCCACATAAGTAGCACTATCCCCAGACGCGAACTCGACTGTTATTGACTTTTTCATTTTGCTCCCTGGTTAATTGCTTAAGCGAAGTTTTCGGCTGGAGTGCCAATTACTGTGAATGATAGCGATACTGTTTGTGCGCCAGGTGCTGCGCCGCCCGCGCTTGGGAATGCTGGCAGAATCTGGAATGTAAACACTGCACCAGTCGCAGCCGTCATAACAACTGTGATTCCGGTGTTTGGTGATGTTTCTGTTGCATTCCATAAACCTTCGCAAAGTGAACCTGCTACGCCCCAGTCTGCAAGCATTTCAACGTCAAATGTAAATTGATCGTCAGTGTGCTTGTAAGCCTTGCCGTCTAGTGTTTGGTAGGTTTCAATTGTTGGGCTGTTTGACAAAATTGCGCTTGTTGCTTGGGCATCGTAGTTATTGCCACCAAGAGTAAAGGTGACATCGCGCCCAGTAATTACTGTTGTTGGCATTTGGTTTTTCTCCTTAGTTGGTTTGCGTGTAGTAGGTGGACACGCTTATATCTGCGACTAGCAAATTGCTGGCGCCTACTTGTGTAACTGTTGGTCGTTGAACTGCTCCTACTTCATATCCGGATGGGATTGCAGAAACAACACTTATGATGAGCTTCTCGATATTGTCGAGAGAAGCCGGGTTGCTGTTGTAAGCAACGCAGACTGTAATCGTGTAATTAAGTTTGCAGTGAAAAGATGATTTTCCAATTGTGTCGAATTCGATGTATGGTGAATCTGGAACCACGACAACGGCAGGTGGAATTACTGCTTCTGGAACGTAGGCATAGACATTGCCAGCAACGCCAGCAAGTGCAGTTGCGAGTGGTTGCCTAACTGATGAAAGAATCGATGATGCGGTCATTGAACAATTGACTCAACATCTATGTATGGCCCTAAAAGCCCAACGCAGCGATTGAATAGTGAGCGCCCCATCCGATACGGAGTTGGCGTGAAATCCACGCCTTCGATTTGGCCACCAGGAGCGACTCTGGATTGGAAGACTTCAACTGAAACAACCAAGACTGCTGATTCGACTGCTGAAACTCCGACATAAGTCGAAGCGCCTGAAAGTGTGGCAAGGCCGGAAGGAATTACATTTCTCTTTGTAATGTCTGCGTTATTTAATGCAACTGAAAATTCATAATCTGATGGGAGGGCAGTGATCGTAAAAGTGCCATTGAATGGTGAAGTGCAACCAGTTATGATTACTGACTGGGTTATTGAAAATTCGTGAGCGCCCAAAGTATGGTAAGTAGCAACGTTAGATTCGAGTTCTACTGCGTCAATTGGTTGGGCATATCTTGTGAGCATAGGAAGAATCACTTGCTCGGCTGTATCAATTATGTCTCCCAAATATGCATCATTGTAGAGAGCAGAAGATACGCCAAGAATTGAGCGCAATTCAGCGACAGTAACTATTGAAGGCATATCTTCCTCTCTATAACGACTGGGGGAGCCGGGAGCAACTCCCCCATGATTAGTTTGTGGTTACGCTACGGTTAACTTACGGAATGCTGTTGGGTAGCGGTTAACTACTGCAACGTATCCGTATAGACCGATTTCTAGCTGACCATTTGCGACGATTGAGCTGCGTAATTGAATTTGGCTGCTCTCGTGGAAGCGCATTGCTTGTGATGGGTAAACCAAAGCAAATTGGTCGCCTGTGTAGTTTGGATCAACGATTAGGTCTAGTCCTGCAACTGTTCCTTGTGTTGAACCTTGTGCAATTAAACCAGCCGCATTCTGAGGAACTGCTGCCGCAAATAGAGGGCGAGCTGCACCATCAACTGCGCCGAGCAAATCTGAGTAGGAAATTGTTCCTGCTGCTGTTGGGTGAACTGCTAGACGGTTTGGAGTAAAACGCATTACTCCGTAAGAGTCAGCAATACCATCTGCAATTGACTTGTAGATTGTGTTACCTGTTGATGCAGCTGCACCATCACGAGCAAGACCGATTGCATAAGCATCTGTTTTTTGTGCGTAGCTTGCAGCCAACTCCTGGATATAAAGGTCCAAGAAGCTTGGGTCTGATCGATCAACGAGTTCGACGTTCAGAACGCCTGCTCCGGCGAACTTGACTACGTTATCTTCTTGGAAGGTAACTGCTGTGTCAGTTGAAGAAAATTCTGCGCCTTCGGCAGTTAGAGCAACTGTTGCTTGTGTTCCAAGCTTAGGAGTAAAAATTTTCATTCCTGATGCTGGTAGTGGTGCAGTTTCGATGCTTGAAATGAATGGGCGTGAGTTATCGATAATGCCGATAATGTCGCGTAGGTAGTTAGGTGGAACCATACCTGTGTTTTCTGCAACTGTTGCAACTTGTAGTGCAGCGATTAGATCGCGAGCATCTGAGTCGCCGCGTGATGCAGCTAGTTGTGCCTTAGCAACTTGACCAGCGGTAACGTTTAGGTTAACGCGTGGAGATGAATACATAACTGGCGCTGATGCGCTGACAGTTACTTCTGACTTTGCAGCTTCTACCGCTTCGGTAGTTACTGACTCTGAAACGGTTTCGGACACTAGGTCTTCTCCTTCTGGTTTAATATCTGAATCATTTGATTCAGAAACTTCTGTCTCTGTCGCTGCTACTTCTGTAACACGAGCAGAATCAATTGCCGGATCTGTTACTAAACTTGTTTCTATCATTTGGGATGATGAGATAACCATTGCGCCATCTACGTTTTCCCATTCGTCCAACTTAATTCCAACTGAAAAACCATCGCGCAAACCTTCTGCGGCTTCTAGGAGACTATCGTCGCCCGCAATTGTTCCAGCGATACGAAATGAAGCTGTTATCCCCACGTCAGTAATTTCGTAACTAGAAAGTTTGCCTATCGGTCTTGTTCTGTCATGCTCAAGCAAAAGCTTCACGTTCTTAGGAATTGTGATTGAGTCTTTTGCAAATACTGTTTTGCCAGCAGATGTAAAACCTTCTTCGCCCCAGGTTACGATACGACCAGTAAGGGTTCGGGTTTTTGTATCAGCTGCGGTTAAAGTAACTGGGAAATTTACTTTCATTTAAGTAGATCCTCTTCTTCTCGAATTTCTTCAACGCTCATCGCGCCGATTCTGTTTAGGATTTCGTAAACTTGCGCACGCTCTAATGGATTTCCACGTAGGAATTCGTCAAGTGAAAAACGGACATAATTGCCAGCGGGCACGAAGTCCGGTTGGCTTAAGCGTTGTTCGATGGCCAGAAGAATGTTGCGACCGCCGAAGTCAATTAATGAACGGCGCTCATTGATTGCGTTTGAATAGGTCATTGATGTTGATTCGGCGGAAGCAAAGAAGGCTGGAATGTTTAATGCGCGACACAATTCAAGCGCGACATATTGGCGAGCCTCGTTTAATTGTAATTTGTTTGGATCAATACCCATCGCTTGTAATTCAACGTCAGCATTTAAGAATGCAGTGCTTCGGTTAGTTCTAGCGATGCGCCATGATTCGAGAAGCTTGGAAATTCTTTCAGAAGTTAAATTCGTGCCATTAGATTTAAGAACCATCATTGGAACTGGTTCCTTAGCAAATTGTTCTGCTGCATTTTCAAGTGCGATAGCCGCCCGGATAGTGCGGCCAG